GGTGAATTGGGTCATCCTGAAACACCAACAATCAATTTAGACCGTGTTGCTATTCTTATCAAAGGATTGCATGAAGATGGTAACCAATGGATTGGTAAAGCCAAAGTTCTTGATACTCCAATGGGTAACATTGCTCGTCAACTTATCGAGGGTGGAGCGCAATTAGGTGTATCATCAAGAGGTATGGGTTCATTGAAAAATGTTAACGGTGTTAATATTGTTCAGAACGATTTTTATCTAGCCACAGCGGCAGATATTGTAGCAGACCCTTCCGCCCCAGGTGCTTTTGTACAGGGGATCATGGAAGGCAAAGAATGGATGTTAGTCAATGGTGTTTGGACTGAAGTAGATCAATCTCAGGCGATTCAACAGATTCGCCAGGCTTCACAAAAAGATATCGAAAAAGTAAGTCTGCACATATTCGAAAACTTCATGAAAAAACTTTAAATATAAATATCCAATATAATCAAGGAGATTTCCAAAATGGCAAAATATAATCTGTCTGAAGCCGCTAAAGAAGTGTTGGTTAACGAAGGTTCCAAAGAAACTTTTGACGCTAACATCAAGGCTAAACAAGGTCAGCGTGGTTCGAATAAACCAGAAGTTGGTACAAGCAAATTGACCACTTCTATTGTTCCAGGTCAAAAAGACGTTGGACAAATTGGTGATTCTCCAGAAGAAGAAAATGATGGTTTACCTGATTACACAAAAGGTACTCCGACTGCTACTCCTCCTGGCGCAACACCTCCTGTTGGTACTGAACCAATGAAAAAACTGTCTGGTCAACCACAAGAAACTATGGGTCGTAAGGACTTGGTTGGCGCAACACAGTCACCAGCAACTGATTACTCAGCAATCCGTGATCGTATCGCTGGTAAATTGGCACCACAAACATTCGAAAAGAATCCAGGCGCTACATTCCAGTCATATGGTGAGTCAATCGACATGAGCGATGACGTTAACGCATTGTTGGAAGGTGAGAACCTCTCCGAAGAATTCAAAGCCAAAGCAACCACAATTTTTGAAGCAGCTGTTCTTTCACGTGTTGAAGCTGTTGCTGCTGAAGTTGAAACACAACTCACCGAAGAGTTTACTGTTGCTGTAGAAACAATCAAAGAAGAACTCGCTGCTAAGGTTGATGATTACCTCAACTACATGGTAGAAGAGTGGATGAAAGAAAACGAACTCGCTATTGAATCTGGTCTCCGTGCTGAGATTGTAGAAGATTTCATTGGCGGTTTACGTAATTTGTTTGTTGAGCATTATATTGACATTCCTGCCGACAAGGTAGATGTTGTTGAAGAGTTGACTACTAAAGTTAGCGAACTCGAAGGTTCATTAAATGAGCAAATCAACAAGTCAATTGAACTCACAAAAGAACTTAACGAACAGAAAAAAATTGAGGCTATCTACACAGCGTGTGAAGGCCTAACGCAGACACAAGTAGAAAAAATGAAATCACTCGCAGAGAGCGTTGAGTTTACTACTGGTGAAGAATTTGCACAGAAACTCGAAACTTTGAAAGAGTCATATTTCAAGTCAGAAGTTAAAGCGGCAACAACATCTGCATTAGATGATGAAGTTCATATCGAAGAAGAAACAAAGAAAACTACTTTTGCTGATCCTTCCATGGAACTTTACGCTAAAACCATTTCACAAACATTGATAAAATAAAAAAGGAAAATATCAAATGTACATGACAGAACAATTACAACAAAAATGGGCTCCAGTTCTTGAGCATCCAGAACTCGATTCTATTAAAGACCCATACAAGCGTGCTGTTACAGCCCTTGTTTTGGAGAACCAACAACAAGCTATGGTTCAAGATTCACAGGCTTTGATGGAAGCTGGCGCTGCTGGTCCAACAAACGTTACTGGTGGTGTTCAGAATTTTGACCCAATCTTGATCTCTTTGGTACGCCGTGCTTTGCCAAATCTAATCGCTTATGACGTTGCTGGCGTTCAGCCAATGACAGGTCCTACAGGTTTGATTTTTGCAATGCGTGCTCGTTACACAGGTCAAGGTTCAGCAAATCCAGAGGCATTCTTCAACGAAGTTGATACAACATTCTCTGGCCAAAGCTCTTCAGGCGCTCCATTCAATAACTACGGTTTCTCTGGTAACACAGCAACCGATAAGGCAACTAGCGCTGTTGCTAACGAAGCATCTAATGCTTTCACAACAGGTATTGGCTTGCCAACAGCTACTGCTGAGTATTTGGGTTCAGACAGCAATACAGCATTCCAACAGATGGCATTCTCAATTGAGAAAGTTACTGTAACTGCACAATCACGTGCTTTGAAAGCTGAATATTCATTAGAACTTGCACAAGACTTGAAAGCAATCCATGGTCTTGACGCAGAAACAGAATTGTCAAACATTCTTTCAACAGAAATTTTGGCAGAGATCAACCGTGAAGTTATCCGTACAATCTACTCAACAGCTGTTTTGGGTGCTCAGTATGGTACAACAACACAAGGTTACTTTGACTTAGATACAGATTCAAATGGCCGTTGGTCAGTTGAGCGTTTCAAAGGTTTGATTTTCCAAATCGAGCGTGATGCTAACGTTATTGCTAAGCAAACCCGTCGTGGAAAAGGTAACGTATTGATCGTTTCTTCAGACGTTGCTTCTGCTATGGCAATGGCTGGTGTTCTTTCTTACACACCTTCACTACAAGCTGATCTTCAAGTTGACGATACAGGCAATACATTTGCTGGTATGTTACATGGCCGTATCAAAGTTTACATCGACCCATACTTTGGTGGTTACACATCAAATCAAGAGTTGGTAACAGTTGGTTACAAAGGTTCAAGCCCATACGATGCTGGTTTGTTCTATTGCCCATACGTTCCACTCCAGATGGTTCGTGCTGTAGACCAGTACACATTCCAACCAAAGATTGGTTTCAAAACCCGTTACGGTATGGTAGCAAACCCATTCGCACAAGGCTTGACAGCTGGCAATGGTATTTTGAACCCACGTTCAAACGTTTACTATCGTATTTTTGGCGTCAAAAATTTAATGTGATTTTTGATTCAAATGGTACTAAAAAAGGGAGCTTCGGCTCCCTTTTTCTCCAACATAATTACATAAAGTTCTTTATTAAATGGATATTTTCGAT